CGTTTAGATGGTAATTCTACTTTACCTTCTTGTATATCATAAATTAATTTACGAACACCTTCAGTTTTGCTGTCTTGTGTTGTAGTAAATCCAACTAATTTTTTAATACGTGGTCTTAATAACTCATACATTGCTAATCCAATCCCATTTGTTTCGCAAAATCCTCCCACGATATTCCACTTATTGCACTCAAGTATGATATCCTTTCCAATTTCTTCAAATGTGCGCCCGTTAGTTCTAACAATTTTTTCGATTCGTCCAGATTCGCTTTGGATAGAGCAAACAGTAAAATCGTTTGAGATTCCAGTATCAACTCCAATATAATAGCGTTCAGTTCGGCTTGGTATTCCCCATTCATCTAACATACATACTAAATCTAAATTTGTAAATACATCGTTTCCAGCATCTGTAAATTCAGCTAAGTATTCCTGATAGTAAATTTCACGTGGTAACGACTTATGTTGTTCTATAATGAATTCTTTTGAAACGTATGGATTGTCACGTGAGATGCCTTTGAATGATATATAGACACTATTAGACGTGTTACCTCGCAGAAAATACTCATAGAACCAGTTCTTGGATTTAGGTGTAGATATGATTAAACATTTCTTGCCTATAGCAGTTAATGTAGGTAATACTGCTTGCTCAATAGCGTCTTGTTTTATAAAAGCTGCCTCATCAAGCACCATATAGTGAAAACTAAAACCTCTAATGGTATTGTAGTTGTCGGTAGATAGAAATTGAAGTGTAGAGCCGTTAATAAATTGTATAGTGAGGTCAGCCTTGTTTTGAGAAATAATAATTGGATTAGCCGCATCAGTTAGTTCATTAAATATTTTCTTACATTGATTGTAAACAGGGGTAATCCAAGCACCTTTTTGATTTGGGTTTTGTAGCAACCAATAAAGCATCAAATTTTGAGCCAATAATGATTTACCGAACTGTCTACCAGTTGCTACTATACCAAATTTATGTTTACTATCAGCAAATCCGTCTATAATTGCTTTCTGTCCCTTATGTGGTGAAAATAATGTAACGTTCATTTGTCCCAAGTATTATGTTTACGTTTACGCTGAATAATAATTTGTGGTGTGTATGGTTTTAATGCTTTCCATTTACCGTCTATTAGTTTATAATGTTCTCCATTACCCCAATTGTCTTCCCACTCAACCATTATATTATCCTCGTATGTTATTTTTCTAAAGTAGCTGCCTGAGGTATATTCCTCTATTTTCATAGAACCTCAGTATCCTCAATATTAGGGTTTAATTCACTACCCCAACTTAATTGGTAATTATTTTGAGTATTAACTTGAACTTGAGTAGATGGTGCTTCTAAGCCTTTCCATTTACCCATTATTTCAATTACTTTACTTTCATTGTAATTTGATTTATTAATAGTATCAATTAGTTTATTTAAGTGAGGGATTAGATCAGTTAATTCCTCAGGATGTTCATTTAGTCTGTCCTGAAGTTGTTTAATAAATGATAATGCCATTTTTTTAGTATTTTGATTATCCTTTTTAATTGATAAAATACCATCAACGGCTTCCTTATGGACTACATCTAATTGGGCTTCAATAGAGGCGAGATATACTTTACGTTCCTCCTCTTTATTAGCTTTAATTATATCTCCTGCCTTAGCAAAATCACGTTTAGCTTGGTGGTCACTTAATTTATATTCCTCATCCATAATTTTAATCCATCCATTTAATGATGCTTCAGCTGTTTTTCTATAACCAATACATCGTTGTAGTCTAATGTCATGTGAATTCTTAGGCATAATATTGTTTTATTGACTCATATACTAAATCAGCTTCCTCACCTTCGTATTGTTTTTTATATTGCTGATATTCGCCCCATTTCTGTTCGTCATAGAAAACAATGATAACCATTTTATTATTTAAATCCTCCTCAAACCCTAAATCAACCTCGTCTGTAAAAGCACTACCTGAAGGAGGTGTTGTAGATAATGTTTTTTGAGTATTAGTGTATATAACAGATAATTCCTCATCATCAAATCCCCAATCGTCTAATTGTCCTTTAGTAAAATGTTTGGCTAATGAATCTAAATCCCATTCACCTGTATTTCTATTTAACCTAATGTTTAACTCACGTTCTTGGGCTTCACTTAAATCAATGTATACAACAGGAACTTCATCATAACCTAATTCTTGGGCTACTTTTAAACGTTGGTGTCCTCCAATAACAATATTTTGTCTATCAGGATTTGAATTAACAACTAATGGATTAACAAAACCAAATTCATCGAGTGATTTTTTGATATTATCCTTCTGTTCATCCGTTAAATTTCTGGGATTATATTCAGCAGGATTTAACTTATTTATTTTTACATTTATAACGTCCATGGTAATACTATTTTTTTATTTAATAATTCATACTTAAATGCTTTCCTCCATTTAACATAGTTTGATATAACATCTAAAAACACATCGTCTTTTTGTTTATATATTTCTAATGCTTTATTGTAGTTAGCTTTTGTATCTAATGTGTTAGGTAATTTAATATAATATACATTTGGTATTTGTAATACCTCTTCTATTTCCTTTAAATACGCTTCTGATAGATGTAAATGAATTTCATCCCATTCAAATGATAATTGAGCTATTTGTTTTTTAGCTTTAGTAGCCCAACGTTGTTTTGATTTATCATTCATTGTTGGGTTTGTAGACATCATATTACTACGTTTAGTTAGAGTTATATTATACGTGTCTATAATTGTATCTTTAGCAATAACTCCATACTTGACAGACAGGATATTATAATCATCATAATACTCGTTTATAAATGGTATTTGAAACTTAAATTGAGGTGAATCACTATACATTTCCTCTGCCTTACAGGAATATGATTTCTTAGTTGCCTTACAGGATATAATAGCCAATTTTCTCATTTTATTCTCAATAGTATATTAGTATATAAGTATATCCTATATTTGTATGATATGTGCCTGCCATTAAATATTGCTTCTGTTTTCATTAATTGTATTTGGTTCCTTTGTATAGATAACGCCATTTATTCTCATCGTATCGTTGTCTAATAGTGTCTATATTAAACGACCATCCGTGTTTCATAAACTCGGCCGCAAATTTAAGTTTAGTTAATCTAATACACACCTTTATATCCTCTTGATAAAAATATACTTTACTTTGAGTCATTAAGTTTGCGTTAAAAATTCTACCATATGAGGTAATACAATAATTGTCACATTCGGCTCCAAACATATAACATTGTTCATCTGGAAATAATAATGGAAGTATGTTTTCTGTATTACGTGCTGATGTTACCTCAGTAATAAAATGTTCAGGATAAAGTTCATCCATATCCACATCTTGCCCCATTACTTTTTTCTCAATCATATCCCAAGCTTTATCAGCATCTAAATAAGTGATAAACATTGAGCTACTATAATATGGTATACCCATTATTTTTTCTTTCTCCCACGTGTTGTTTTTACTTCAACAGGATAAGCTATTGCTCTAATTTGAGGGTCATACTGGTTAATACGTCCTTGCCAAACATTCATTGTTGCTATATACTCACATCCACATCCTGGTATTCCTACTTGTTCAGTGAATGCTTTATTATGTGCTGTCATCCACCAACTTAAGGTTTTATGATCTATCCTGTAAGTTGCTTTAGGTACTACTTCCTCAAGTATCCATTGAGCATCTGCTTGACTTAATTGTGGATTAAAATTAATCATATATTATTCAATGTTGGTTTTAACTCTTGAATATATTGTTTTTCTAATTGTTCTAAAATCCAAACGGCACATTTTCTTAATATAATAAATTCAAAATTCTGTTTACCATATTGTTTAATACTATTATCTAATAAAGGACTTTTTGTTTGATCTTGTCTACCTAAAGTAAAATGTTCACATTTTCGTCTACGTAATTGATTTGATTGTCCAATGTAGCATTCATTAGTAATTTTATTCACAATTTGGTATACACCTGAGCCCCAACTATTATGAAATCTAATCACACCTTGTTTATGACAAAGTTTACAACAACAAGTCATACCTGTTGGACGTGATTTATCTTTATTAAATTCAGTTAGTGGTTTATGTGTTCCACAACGGGTACATTGTTTAGTTGCCATATCTGTGTTTGTCCATTAAATCTATTAAATAACTAATCGTATATCCAAATATACTAATAATTGCTGAGGAAACCAAACTAAATGTAATAGCTAATCCTAACCAGAAGCAAACACATTTACAGCAGTATAACCAACTTGTTAATTTGTAATTATATAGTTTAAAGTAATTTTTTAACCACTGAATAGGGGCAAACCATTCAGCTATCATTACTCCTAATACTGCTAATCCCAATAACTCAATCATTTAGTATGTCTTTTAATTGTTTAGCTACTTC